GCGATTGGATGATTATGGCTCAATGCAACTATATGCTCAATGAGGTATGCGAATCGTTGAAACAACACGGCTTTTACTTTGAAAACAGGGGCTACAGAAGCATTAGTTTGAAGTTGGCTATTGCCTTGGATACTTGGAAGTCCCTAGTCAAAGGCGAAGAAGTCACGGCTAACAGCGTTAAAGATCTTTATTACTTTATGAAGTCTGTCACTCGTATAAAGCGAGGCTTTAAAAATTTACCTAACACACAGGCTGACGATATGTTCACTCTTGAAAGCTTGCAAAATAACATGGGGTTACTTGCAACTAAAGACATGACGTGGGACATAGCTATGGACAAGATATCCGAAGACAACAAAACGTATATAGCTGCGCTGCTTCGTAGAGGAGAGGACTTAAACCGCGCACCACGGATCAAGGTTTCTACCATACACGGCACAAAAGGCGGTGAGGCAACTAATGTTGTCCTGTACACAGACATTTCAAATGCGTCTGATTTAGCTATATCCTCTGACACACGCGAAGGTCGCCGAATGTTAGATGACCTGCACCGTTTGTTTTATGTAGGAGTAACACGGTCAAAGCAAAACCTGTTTATCGTTTCACCTATGGACGGCATAAGGAGCTATCAGATATGAGCGACATGGTTAACAGCCCTAAACACTACACGCTTGGTAAGGTGGAATGCCTTGATGCAATCAAGGCGGCTCTGGGTCCGGGCTACAAATACTATTTGCAGGGCGCGATAATGAAATACATATGGCGATTTGAACACAAAGGCAATCCTGCTGAGGACCTTGCCAAAGCACAGTTTTATTTAGCACGTTTACAATATGAGATAGGGGAAACCCATGAATGAAGTTGAGTTTATGTCTCCATTAAAAAGTTTCGAGTGGGCTCCGCCTTTTGAGCTGCCAGACCTGACAGGCGCAAAAGAAATAGCCATTGACCTTGAAACATGTGACCCAAACATCAAAACGCTTGGCCCAGGCTGGCCCCGCAAGGACGGCTATATTGTCGGCTTTGCACTAGCAGTAGATGGCTGGCAAGGCTACCTGCCTATAAAACACGAGGGTGGGGGCAATTTAGACGAGCGAATCGTGGGAAACTATATGAAAAAGGTGCTCGCCTGCCCTGCAGATAAGGTGATGCACAATGCTCAATATGACCTTGGTTGGCTGAAAGCAAGCGGCTTTGAAGTTAAGGGCGACATCATAGACACAATGGTGGTGGCTGCGCTGCTGGATGAGAACCGTTTTAGCTACAGTCTGAACGCTGTTGCTTATGACCATATCAACAAAACGAAATCAGAACGTGCCTTGGTCGAGGCTGCAAAAGAGTTTGGCTTTGACCCCAAGGGGGAAATGTGGCGTATGCCTGCCAACTTTGTAGGTGAATATGCAGAGCAGGATGCGGTGCTTACACTTGAACTGTGGAAATATTTTAAAATTCAAATACAACGCGAAGAACTGACCACGGTTCACGAGCTTGAGCGGGACCTACTGCCCTGCCTTGTTGATATGACCTTGCGGGGCATTCGTGTAGATCAAGACGCAATGGAGCGGGCAACTCAGTTTATGCTAGGGGAAGAAAAGAAAGCCCGTGAACAGTTAGACAATTTAGTTGGATTTGACGTTGAGATATGGGCGGCAGCTTCTATCGCCAAAGCTTTTGACAAACTTGGTCTGGATTATCCTAGAACAGCTAAAGATGCCCCGTCATTTACAAAAGCGTTTCTGAATAATCACACGCACAAACTACCTAAGCAGATATTGCTGGCAAGAGAATTTAATAAAAGCAAAGGTACGTTTATCGACGGGCTGCAGAAGCATATAGGTCGGGACGGTCGGGTGCACGGCCATATCAACCAGATTAGATCTGACGACGGTGGGACCGTTTCGGGACGAATTTCTATGAATAATCCTAACCTTCAACAGATTCCTGCCCGTCATCCGAAGTTAGGGCCCTTAATTAGGTCCGTTTTTGTACCAAATGAAGGGGAGAAGTGGGCGTCAATTGATTACTCACAACAGGAACCACGCATATTGGTGCACTTTGCGGCCTTATACCAGAAGAAAACAGGCAAGCTTATGCCCAAAGTTGACGAATTTGTTGACGGTTACAGAAACAACCCAGACATGGACTTTCATACGATGGTCGCGGACATGGCAGACATACCGCGCAAGCAGGCAAAGGTCATTAACCTGGGCATGATGTACGGCATGGGTGTCGGCAAGCTGGGGGACCAGTTGGACCTGTCCAGTGAAGAGGCAAAAGATTTAACACAGCAATATGACCAACGAGTTCCGTTTGTCAAAAAGCTTATGCGGGTGGTGCAAGACCGTGTTCAGAACGGCAATGAAGAGGGCTCTATCCGGTCTCTATTGGGCCGCAAGTGTAGGTTTCCAGACTTTGAGCCTACCAAGTTTGGTATGCACAAGGCCATGAAGTATGATGAGGCCCGCGCACATTACGGGCCCACAGTTCCCCTGCAACGGTCCAAGGCATACAAAGCTTTAAACCGTTTAATACAGGCGTCGGCTGCGGACATGACCAAGAAAGCAATGGTAAACCTGTACAAAGAGGGATGCCTGCCCTTGTTGCAGGTGCACGATGAGCTCGCTTTCAGCGTAGAGCATGAGCAAGTCGCGAAGAATATCGCAGAGATCATGTGTGACGCTATAGAGTTAGAAGTGCCCATGAAGACAGATATTGAGATAGGAAGCAACTGGGGCGAGAGTATGTAGGTTTTCTCTTGCCATTTCTAGTATAATCTCTTATATTATCTTACAGGCAGAGCAGGGGTCCAACCCTCATTTGAGGCCCTGCTCTTGCCGGGGCAATTATAAAGAAGGGTATTATGGACACATCAAAATGGAAATCAGTTTTAGTGCCTATCAAAGTATATAAGGGCATTAAGAAAATTGCAGAATTAGAAAACCGAAGTATATCTGGTCAGCTTCGCGTCATGTTTGATGTGTTTTGCAGGTCAGAAGGGTATGAGATAAAAGAGACAGATTAATATCTAGATTCACTTTGACCTTCTCTATAGACTGATAGAATCAAACAAATGAGGAGTGAAATATGTTGGATTTACCTACCCGAAGACCTTGTGTAACAAAAGAAGTTGGCATGGGGCTGTCTGTAACTGTAAGTTATCATCCAAAGACAGGCCAACCTATTGAGGTTTTTCTATCTGAGCGGGGCAAAGCTTCCGACAATCCTATGCAAGAAGCGTTATATAACCTTGGCGTTACGGCTTCTTTGCTTATGCAGGACGACAATCCCTATATAGAGCAAGAAAAAAGAGCAACCAGTTAAGCTGCTCTTTTAAAAAGTTCGTATACAAAAGGGGCAGAGAAAGTTTTAACCAGCCGATCCCATATATCTCTGCCCTATTTCTTCTTCTTTGGCCTGCCCCGCTTCTTAGGTGCGGCTTTCATTTTCTTTTCTCGCGCTTTGTTCAACATATCTTGAACCTCTTCCTCCTGTGGATGTTTGAACGGTTCAAGCTTTTCTGACTTCGCAAAGCACGGAAAGAATACTTTTAAAAACTTCTGCAACATGTTGGTCTCCTTATAACCATTGAATGCGGGGCTGAGCCCCTTCTTTCGTAAATGGGTCTATCTCCCAGACAAACCACGCCATAGCTGTCTTGCCCGAACCATACCACGCTTCTTCGTGGTCGCCCCGAATCAAGGTCAGCCTCTTTGTATGCACTAGCACTTTACTAGGCGGCATATCTTTAAAAATTTCTGTATACCGTTTTTGTCCCTCTAAAAATGCTAGTCGCAACAAAAATATAAACCCCTCGCCCTGCTTGTTCTCAACCTGGAGTTTGTAAGCATGTTTCACAAACTCATTCGCAAGCTTGTATGGGGGGTTTGTAATTATCCACGGAGCAAAGCTCTTCTGCTCCATTAAAAAATCTACACCGTGTGTGTCACCATACCCACGGTCCACAAGATCCGTGCTGTATGTGCTCAGTCCTGCTTCTTTAAAAACTTCTGACATATGACCCTCGCCACACGCGGGCTCCCATATAGCATACCCGTTCCCCTCTTCAGGAAACTTTAACCACGGACAACGGGCCATCATGGCCTTTGTGGCTTCAGGAGGCGTTGGATAGAAATCATCCTTTTCTCTGTTATCCGGCATTGTAATTACTCCATATCCATTTGCACCATGATGACCATATAGTTTGTGTAACGTCCAGCCTTCCGGCACGGGGTCATCGACACTGACATATCTACAGGTCAGCTTCATTTTTTCTTTTTCTGCCACGTTTTTTCGGTGGATGTTTTTTCCGATATGCTCTGACCCTACAAAGGTTAGAACAAAATCTTGCAAGCTCACCATGGTAAAAATATCTAAACTCTATGCCACAATTTTGGCACAAGGATTCGTTGAAGTTCTTTTTAAGCTGAACTCCGTCTATGGCTTTTAATTCTTCAATAATTTTTTCATTTTTTTCCAACGGAATAAACAAAGTGTAACCCGCAACTCTGTTATAGCCTGGAACGTGCAAATGTAACTTAGTCTTGTCAAACATTTTAATATGGCCTCTGATGACGCATAGGCTTGCGACGCTTTAACGAACCGCCCGCTAACCCCTGCCCGCGCTTCTGGGTCAGGTAAGTGCGCTTGCTCTTTGGGTCATCACGTTTCGAGCCTTTGTTCTTTTCATATGTTTTGTAATAAAAAAGCCGGTCTCTCATGTCCGCTAAATGCTTTTTAAATTCTTCTACGCTCATGTCTGCGGCGTTCATATAAAACTCCTCTTGACTTATATAAAATAACTCTTATATACTAATGACCTATTCAACAGTTGTCAAGGAAAACACAATGAACGATTTAATCCGAACTAATCGTAAGATTGCTGAAAAATTAAATAGTCGTGTTTATCTTAAACCAGAAGAAAAAGATGCTGCCTTAAGGGCTTTGCAAAATATTTACATAGGTCTTAAAAAACGAATCACGCTTGGAGACCTAAGAGACACTAACACTAATTGGGATGAAATCCCAAAAAACCTCATGGATGTAGGTGAGGCTTTCCGCCCGATATTCAGTGCCAACAAATATTGGTCTGAAGATTTCGAGTGGATTTTAAAGTTGCAGGAGATGCACAGAAATATTTCATCAATAAAGATAAGGAGAAAGAAATGACAGAAAACAAAAAGAAAGCTGGTCGCCCCCGTAAAGTCGAGCTTAAAGTTGCAGGCGAAGTGGTCCAACAGATAAACCGCCCACAAGGCGTTGTGTTTACTGAATCTGATTTACAGATTTTGAGAAACACCCGGAATATGCTGACCACTTTACATCTGCGCTATTTGAATAGAGAAGAAATCAAATACCAGGATATGACCGCTGTTGTACAGGTTGATAAAGATTTTAGTGAGTTAATAGATAAAATATTATTAATTGATCAAAAGTCTTAAAAATAGGAAGATAAGTACATGGATGATGAAACCGTAAAAGATATGGTGAATAAAGCTGGCTATGTGGAGGGCCTACGTCCTCAATGGCATGAGTCGATGGAAGCTATTCAAAAGGTGGTGAACCTGCATAATCAAAATTTGTTGCGTGACCGTGGTTACTCTCGTGAAGCGCATCAAGAAGTCTCTGTTATAAATAAACATTGGAACAGGATATTGCAGGGATGACCGACTTTAAACGCCTTACAGTCTACCGAAATCAAAAAGATTTCGAGCACGGATATGATATGGGCGTCGATACCCTTGAAGCAATTTCTAAAGCTACAAAATCAGGGGACGCGGAACACGAACCGCTGGTCATGGTCGGACTGCTTACAGTGATTATCGAATGTGCCTACCGAAGCTGCCCCGATCCTGAAAATGTGTCTGAAATGATATCAGTTGCAGATACCTTTGCACGAACCGCAGCAGAACTGCCAGATGAAACAATGCACTAAAAGACGATTCGACTGGTCGCGCCTAACAAATAAAAGACGACGGGTGAAATATAAATCGCCCGTCGTTTGCTTTTAGGGCTTGACGGTACGCGGCCCACGGTCTAACTTAGTATTAACGCAGATCTCCATACTGTTGTTAGTTGGTTTAAATTTACACCTCGTTTTGTTTTCAAAGCGGGGTGTAACTTTTGTAACACTTTTAAAAACCAAAAAAGTTACGCTGTAGTCCTTGCTGGATAAGGGGTTGCTTGCTGTGAAACTTATATATGGGGATATTTTCAAAAAATATTTTTTTTTCATTTTTTTATGGTGATTCAAATGATCAAAAAGTTACACAGGGTTATTATGTATATATAACAGATATTTATAAATTTCAGAGTGTAACTTTTTTTGTAACATGTTACACTTTTCCCTATTGGTTGCAAAAATACCTGATTTACCTTAGTTTTAAGGTATTAAGCCATATAAGAGGGCAAAATGCAGGTAGTAAAGAAATCTAGGGGCAGACCGCGTAAGACACTGGAAACCCCTTTGACCCCAAAACAAGAAAAGTTTGTAAAAGAATTTGTAGCAAACGACGGCATGATTACAAAACGTCAAGCCGCTATTAATGCGGGATATCCTGAAAGATCGGCTCATGTGAAAGCCTCAGAGCTGACCAACCCGACTATGCACCCAAATGTAGTAGCAGCTATAAAAGCTTTTAGAGCAGAATTAGACGAAAAGTACGGCATCACTTTTGCTCGACATGTTCGTGATATGCAACGCATCCGTGACCTGGCTATTGAAAATGGGGCTTACTCTGCAGCCGTGCAAGCAGAATACCGCAGAGGGCAGGCCCAAGGGAATATCTATATTAATAAATCTGAAATCCGTCATGGGTCTATCGACAGCATGAGCAGAGAAGAAGTAGAAAAAGCTTTGCAGGAGCTGCGAGACCAGCATGGAAAAGATATTATCAACATCACCCCTGAAGAAAAAAAATCTAGAGTCGAGCTTTTATCAGAAACTGAAGAAGAACCAGAAGAAGTGTCGGCCTAGTCTTCGCTTTACCCGTTTAGAAAGCTGGGCTTCCCTTGGTGTACCAGATCTTGTTGTTTGTTCTGAACGCGGAAAATTTTATTTTGTAGAGTTAAAAACCACAAAAGGTTCGGCTGTTCGATTGTCCCCTCACCAAGTTTCTTGGATGACCCAACACAAACACGCTCCAACATACATTTTTGTGCATACAAAAGACGCAGACATTTTTGTATATGCTGGCGAGCAAGCAATTGAGCTGCTGGACAGAGGCTTGCTCCTTAAACCTCAGTTTAAATTTTCTAATCCGGTTAACTGGCAAGAACTTTTAGACTTGACATTTGACATATAAGACTTATCCTTTAGTTACCAACTAACTAACTAAAGGAGACAAGCATGGCCTTTTGGTATGCAACCCCAAAGCAGCGCAGTAGCAGCTTTTCTATTTATTCTAAAGCAGATAAAATTTCTGATATTGGGCCCGCTTTAGCTCACACCCTTTCCGTATTTCCAGACAGCTTAAAAGATGGGGACATGATTCACGTTTGTAAAAAGAAACGTGAGGGCATGGAGCTGCACGGCATCTATGAATATTCTGATGGCGTCATTACAAAACAAAATGATTTGATGACTTTTATGTTTGGAGGCTTGCTATGAAAACAACAGAACCTAGAATTTTTAAACCCAAAAAAGAAAAGGACGCTGAAATTTGCATGATTTGGATTGCGTTGAACAGTGTGGATTTTTGGGGCAACGATGAGGCAATCAAGAATCACTATCATCTGCTGCGTAAGTATCGCACAAAAGTGGCGAAAATTACGGGTTGTAGTGCGGCAGATTTGCCTAATAAATATCACAGTTCAGATATGCTGCCGCAGCTCGAAGAGCATCTTACAAAAATAGGTTTTTTAAGGAAGGCATCGTGATGAATAAAACAGTTTTGGTAGCCTCAGATGAAATGAGGCTTTGTAATGTTCTGAAAGCTATTAAAGATTTAGAACAGATTTTTCGAGTTTGTGATGAAAATGTAACTGGTGAAGGGGAACATTCTGGCATAGGAATTTTAGGCCCAATCAAATTTTGTAATCATTCAAAACATCCGAATTATGACCCAAAAATGCTGACGCATATAACTGGGGATACTGAGTTTGATAAAATCGAACGTATGAGAAAAGTTTGCAAGGCAGTTTATGAGCTGCGGGAAAGGTGGGCACTGACATGAAAAGTTTTAAAGTATCAGCAACGAAGGATGTTGGTTATGAGGCAATAGTTATTGCCGAAAGTGAAGAAGAGGCTTTTGAGAAGGCTAAATGGAATCCTGATGAATTTGAATGGAGACGAACTGACGACGGGCACGACTTCACAATTGAAAGCAACATTGTTGAAGCTGAAGAGTTTCCTTATGAAGAAATCCGGGACGCTAATGGCGACTACTTCCTATCCCTTGGTGCAGCTTTCACCAAAATGGCAGACATACAAAACCTGTCTTTGCCAGACATGACAACCGAATGGAGAGAGAGTGCTCTGAAACATATTTGGGCCGTCATTATTACCGACACTGAAGAGGGGGTTATGTGGACGTTTACAGATCCCCGTCATTATGTGAATCGTGAGGGCTTTATCGTGACAAAAGAAGCTCGCCAGCATGATGACGAAGAATACAACGAAGAAGTCGTTATGGAGACTGCCGCATGATAATTTTTGCCAAGCTTTATTATTGGTTGCTCTATGGCAGCTCCGACATCGAGAAAGTAAAAAGTCGGTATGAGTGGAAAAAGAAAAAATGATTTTTGCCCCCGTCACATTCTGGCGGGGGAATTTTTTAAAATTTCTGTTTGACAGCATATAGGACAAAGCTTATAACACTCATAGTTCAACTGTCATTAATGGAGATTTACACATGACACACACTATCGAAAATGAAGGCTACACCCTGCAAAACCTTATGTTAAAAGTTCAGGATCAAGCTGCAAGGTCTCAGGATTTTTTAGTACCAACCGATCAGGCTTTTTATAAAACTGCAGAATTTTCAGAAGATAAAAACCTTTCTGAAATTATCCTTGAAGGGCAGGGCGGTGAACCAACCCGTCATCTACAGATAAATGATGTTGCTTTTGACCAGATAGCCGCCCGTGCTGGAATAGACGTGCGGACTGCTAGACGGTTGCAGTCCAGCTATCCTGAAGAATGGGACGGACTCGTCAACGCTATTTGGCAAAATGAGCCAGTAATCCGCATGATCAGAACGCATATGGAGACTGACACTTATGGGACTGCCCGTGCTTTTGTTTCTGACAAGTTCAAAACTTTTGACAACGTGCACTTGATTGAAACTGTCTTGCCTGAGCTGATGGAATCAGACGCTCAATGGAAAATCCAAAACGCGGACATTACAGAAAAAAGGCTTTATGCCCGATTTAAATCTGAGACCATATTGGGCGAAGGTGCGAATGTTGGGGATCTAATGGCTTTGGGTTTAGGTGTTTCAAATTCTGAAGTAGGGCAGGGGTCTATTCAAATTTTTCAGATCAATTGGACACTGGCTTGCAAAAACGGGATGCAAACACAAAACAGGTCGCGCAGCTCGCACATCACATCCGCTCGCGGTGACGATGACACATGGAGCATTCTATCTGATGAAGCAAAAAATGCGGATAATGCTGCACTTGGTCTGAAGCTGCGGGACATAACCCGCAACTATGCCAGCCGCGAATCCTTCGACGCTGTACTTGAGCAGATGAAAGCTGCTGCAGGTGACGTTATTGAAGGGACTTATACGCAAGGGGCTGTGGAGCAGCTTGGCAAAGTGCTTGCAATTCCTAAAAAGCAAACAAGCACAATTTTTGACGGGCTCTTAAATACGATCGGCCAGTCTGGATATGAGCAGGGCCAGCCGATAAGCCGCGCCACCCTCATGAACGCCGTGACAGCTTGCGCGAATAATGCTGAAGCTGATCACGTCGACGAATGGCAACGGCTGGGCGGAGATGTTTTGAACATGAGCCCCGCCAACTGGGCCAGCGTGAGTCGGGCCAGCTTAGCAGCTTAACAGCAGCAGCTTAAACATTCAGAAAGGCCCGGGCATAAACCCGGGCTTTTTTATTTTTTGACAGGGGCCATATATGGGCTTAATCTTATATCAATTGAAACAGTGCAATTAATGGAGATTCAAAAATGCACAAAATAACGGATTTTAAACCACTCTTTAAAGTATCGGGCCGCAAGTTTTATGAACACCCGATCCACGGTGATGACGCTGGAGTCGTGATAGAATATGGTGGAAAATTTTGGCAGCTCGACGTCTACGACAAGCCCGACAAGCATGAAACGGCAGATATCGTGGAATTAATTCACGGCAATATTTACACGCAGCTTGACCAGTACGGACGGAGAATTGATCAATGTTAAAAACCGTTGAAATGAGTCGAGCTACAAAAACAAAAGGTTGCGCCGTGACATATAGGGCGGGCGATCAGTCTGTTTTTGACACTTGCCCGAAGAGCTGCAGTCTGAATCCCAGTGGTTGCGGGTCAAATATGCCCGACCTTGTTTATATGGATTCAGTTTTAAACGCTAAACCGCGAGCGGGTGAATCAATGACCTACTCACATTTTGATCCGAAATGGTATCGGGACTTATTAAGCCCAGCAAAAACCGTCATCAATTTTTCGGCAGACACTTTTCAACAAGCCGTCCGGTGGATTAAACGGGGCCAGCCAACCGTTTCAATCGTGGACAAGTCATTCTGGAGCGAATCAAAGTCTTATCGATCAGGGGAATTCGACGGGACAACTCTTGTTAGGTGTCCAGCCGAATATCTGGATAATTTCAGTTGTATTGATTGCGGGAACGGTAAACCGCTTTGTGCACGGGGCGATCGTGATTATCCGATCATTTTCTCTGGGCATGGGTCCGGTAGACTAGCTGCACGACAGCTCGACAAGCAGGGCGGGTGCTATGCGACTTTTCACAATACACGGAGACAATGGGAAGACACAAAAGACTCCGATCAGCAGCTTAGCGATTCGGAGCAGCTCGACCAGTTTTTGCGCCAGCTTGGCCCGCGAGCTGTGATCCGTCATCATATAGCTGGAGATCTTGGCAAGTCTAAAAAGCCCAAATAAGCCCCACAATTAACGACTCCGGCCCGCCTATATGGCGGGCCTTTTTTTGTCTTTTGTTAAAAATAGGCCCATTTTAACGCGATTCTCGTCGAGCTCGTGATCGATCGTCGTATGTTTACACGCTGATCAGCCTGAAAATCCCAGTTTTAAGCCAGTTTTTTCGGGTTTTTGCTTAAAATCAATCAAGCTGCACAAAAGATTCGAGGCGCAGCGCGTCGATTTTTCCCGCCAGTTGTACTTAATCGCCTAAAACGTGCACCAGGGAGCTCGTCCTGGACGGGCTTTTATTCAATTAAAACAAACACCGGACTCAAAATGTCCGTTTTTAACCAGTTTTATGTTTATACAACCTTAAATAGTCAATTGTCGTCCAGCTCGTGATCGATCGTCGTATGTTTACACGCTGATCGGGCTAAGATTCAAAGTTATAAGCCTATGGATCACTTGTCCGGTATATTCAGATAAAACTTGCCCAGCTCGACCGACTGGCCCGCTTTAAAACATATGAGCCGTGGTCCGTGTCCCGTGATTCGATATTTAGTGACGTTGTTACGCGGCCCAGCTGCACCTGATCACGGCCCGCGCATAAAAAACCGTCGCGCAGCGCAAACGTTGCGGGGCCCATTTAGACTTAATTTTTCTCAATAAAAACAATGACCGTCAAAAAACCGACGCGAAAAACGGCGGGTGGCAGCGTCGGCGACGACAAAGTCCATGTTTTTCACAAACAATAGGTAAAAAAATGATATCATTATATAAAATATCGCATATAATGAGGGTAAAACCCTGTAAAGGAGGCGAAGATGTTTATTGTTTTATTGATAGCGTGTATAGGACAAGACCCACAGTGCTTTAATATACGAGATGATTGGGGCCCCTACACGTCTCTAGAGCAGTGTGGTCAAAGATTAGAACAAATGGCGTTGAACGTAGAACAAAATTTTTCACCAGTTATCTTTTTTCAAAGAAAATGTATATTAAATGAAAAAGTTGAGACGAAAGAAAAGGCATGAGTGAAGACGCAAGAGATAGAGCGGTCAAACTTCAGTTAAGATTAGCTCAACTAGACAGGATAGATTCCTGTCGTAATGACTTTCTTACCTTTGTCCGCGCAATGTGGCCTGAGTTTATAGCAGGCGAGCACCACAAAATCATTGCAGAGAAGTTCCAAAGGGTAGCTGATGGGTCCCTCAAGAGGCTTATTATCAACATGGCACCGCGACACACCAAGTCGGAGTTCGCGTCAAACTTTCTGCCTGCATGGTTTATAGGCCGCAATCCAAATATGAAAATAATACAGGCGACGCACACCACAGAGCTTGCCGTAGGCTTTGGCCGTAAGGTCAAAAACCTTTTGGACAGGGAAGATTACACAGAAATATTCCCTGAAGCCAAACTTTCAGCCGACAGTAAAGCCTCTGGTCGTTGGGATACCGCCAGGGGTGGGGCATATTATGCTGTCGGCGTTGGCTCAAACTTAGCTGGTCGAGGGGGAGATCTTGTTATCATTGACGATCCTCACTCTGAACAGACGGCCATGTCAAATAACGGGTTTGATGACGCTTGGGATTGGTACACTGGGGGCCCCCGACAGAGACTACAGCCAGGGGGTTCAATCATTTTGGTTATGACACGGTGGTCTCAGAAGGATTTGACTGGGCAACTCATACGACAGATGAATAAAGACCCTAAAGCGGACCAGTGGGAGATAGTTGAACTTCCTGCTTTGTTGGGGGACGGGGACCCAACATGGCCTGAGTTCTGGTCAAAAGATGATTTAGAGAAGGTTAAAGCGTCCATCCCGCCTTCAAAATGGAACGCACAGTACCAACAACGGCCCACGGGCGAAGAAAATGCCATAATCCCGCGTGAGTGGTGGCAGAGGTGGGAAAACGATGATGTCCCTAATCTTGAATACGTCATACAAAGTTATGATACTGCGTTTTCAAAGAAGGAGACGGCAGATTACTCTGCAATCACTACTTGGGGGGTATTCAGGCCAGAAGAAATTGGGGGCCCTAGAGGGTTGATATTGTTGGACAGTAAGAAGGGGCGTTGGGATTTTCCGGAGTTAAAACAGGTAGCTTGGGATCAATACAACTTTTGGGAGCCAGAAACAGTCATTATTGAGGCAAAAGCGTCAGGGACCCCTTTAACCCACGAATTACGCAATATGGGCATTCCTGTTGTTAACTTCTCTCCATCACGGGGTAATGACAAAGTTTCAAGAGTACATGCGGTCTCTCCTTTGTTTGAGGCAGGCATGGTCTTTGCTCCTGATGAGACCTTTGCGGATGAACTAATTGAAGAAGTTGCAGCGTTTCCAAATGGGGAGTATGATGACCTTGTTGACAGCATGACCCAAGCGTTGATGCGTTATCGGCAAGGTAACTTTGTATCGCTGCCCACGGACGATTGGGACATAGACGAAGATAAGCATACTCAGGTCCGCGCATATTATGGCTGAATCAAAATTTTCTTTAGTGCCGTCCCGAAGATACCCGGAAGGGTACGACCGTACAGGTGAGGGCATAGAAACCTTTAAAGGTCTTTTGCAAGGAATGGGCCCCGACCTTGTGGGAAGTTTTTCTGATATTGCAGGATTAGTAGGCGAAGGTGCTACTTCTCTACCTCCAGTCACATCAAATATTTTGATGCTTCAACAAATGCAGGGGCTAGATAAAATAGCTGGCTCTGAAGTTTTAGGGGAGAAAACTTTTGGCAAAGCCCCAACAGAGTTACGTCAAAAGATGCGGGATGATGCACGTCTCGTGGGAGGTGCTCTAGGTTTGGGGGAGATAGCCACCGCTAAAGGAGCAGATCTTTTAAGTGACGGCATTGCAAGCTTCATAAAATATATGAAAAACAAAAATACTCCTGTCGCGGTCACACCTGACGGGCAGATAGTTCCCGTACCACGGTCCCCGGATCAAGATTTACCCGACACGTCAAGGACAGAAATGATGGGCGGCGAAGAGGCGGCCAGAGCTTTTCCTGAAATCACAAAATCAAGAGAATTAGCTGAAAATTTATACAGGGCAAAAGAGGCTGACTTTGCAAACAAAGAAAATGTTTACTCTTTAGCGGACGACATTTTCAGAGAAACAAAAAAGCAAACAGGTTTTGGGACAGGGCCATCAATTACATATGACGCAAACGGAAAACCAACCGTAACTTTTTACACTGAATTTGAAGCAGATCTTACCGATATTAATTTTGGAACAGATGCTCCAATGGACAGCGTTGTCCATGACATGTACGACTTTTTCGATTATGAATCTTTGGATGGGGGGAATGTCATTACTTATTTAGACAATAACATAAGCCTTCCGACAGAACCTGGCTTTGGAAAATTCTTTGACAGTCCTTTGTCAGAGCATATGCCCTCTGACCACCCTATAATGCAGGCGTATGGGGATTTCATTAATAAATATGAACTTCGTATTTCTGAAACGACTCCAAATGGCGAACTAGGTCATTTTAGCCCGTATGATAAACGCATTACAATAAGAGCAGATCAGCTTAATTCGAGTGACCCTGACCAATTTAGAAGCATCATGATCCATGAATTACAGCATTTATTGCAAGATGTAGAGGGCCTACCTCAAGGGGGCATGGGTTTTACTTTAGTTGATTATCAAAAAATTTCTGATGCGTTTATAAAACGGTTAGATGAAGTTGACCGAAACATAACCACGGGCCTAGATCAAGGAACCTACAATATTGGCAACTTATCGCAGGCAGCCCCCCAAAGCGAAAATGGTAGAATTTACCAAGCTTTAAACATGGCTCGTGATGACATTATTTCGCAAAATAATATGCCCATAAACATGCGGTCTCGTGCGATAGTTTATCCAGGTCCTATGGACCAAGGGGCTAAATTAGACCCCAATAATCTCGCCATGCGTGAAGAAGTTTTGGCTCGCGCTAAAGAAATAATGGCTAATAGATATCAAGGCGCGATACAAAAACAACAAAAAGTAATGAAAGCTTTAGGCATTACTGAAGACTCATACAATAATTATTTTAAAATAATTGGGGAAAAGGTTGCTAGAAGCTCTGAGGAAAGGGAGAAGTTGTTTGCGGAAATTCGTGAATTGGAAAGATCGCAACAAAAGGCTACTTCTCCTGCTGCATTAGAGAGAATAGAGAGCCGACTATATGAGCTCGAAATGAGAGCTGAGACCGCTCCTATAGGGGTTTTTGCCCCAGGCGGCTATGACATGCAGGACGTAATTAAAGAAGTCGGCCCTATGGGTGTTGATTACGGAAGAACAACAGGCGGCATTCAGGGCATGGTTCCAAAAATAAATGAAGCCGCTCGTCGCCGTAAAGTTGAGACTTGGCACGGGGCAGGAACTGATTTTGATAAGTTTGATCTTCACTATGTAAAGACAGGTGAAGGAGCAAACATGTTTGGTCATGGTATTTATCTTTCGGATCTTCGTCAGGTGGGCGAAACATACAAACGCAACGTAGGTTTTCGCAAAGAGTTAGACCCTTTTGCAGATGAAGACGATTTGAACATGGTTGTTGGACGGTTTAACACACAGCGTGTGACGGACCCTGACACAGGCAGACCAAAGCTTTTTGTTGAAGACAATGAAGATTTAGCCAATGCGCTCGATGAATTAGTTGATGGCATTGGCGCGGACAATGCAAATACAAATTTGACTGGGGGCTTTACAGATTATGCTTTTGAAGATGGTAAAACTTTACGTTTAAAAAACGCAGTTCACGTTGATGAGAAGACGGGTGTGGAACGAGATGGTTTTGAGGTTATAGGTCTCGGCCCTTCTGACGGTAAGTTAATGCAAGTAGCTATGGACATTGATCCGCGTACCGAGATGATTGATTTTTATCGCTCAATGGAGGATCAGCACCCTGCTGTTCGTGAAAAGGTTTTAGCAATCGCTCGTAAGATTGGCGATAAGAAGTTGATTAAGGAGGTCGAGCGGGGGCGGGCTGACGGTCAGGGAGTTCTGTTGTCCATTGCCGATTTCTATGGTGGTTCGAGTTTAGATGACCCGCGTATTTCTATTTTACTGAACAATAACGGCATAAAAGGAACGAAGTATTCAACCCGTGGTACGCGGTACGATAGGTTAGACCCCGGAGCAGACGATTATAATTACGTTGTTTTTGATGCGGCTACTTTAGATATTTTAAAGAAATACGGTTTTGCGGGGACCGTGGGCATTGGTACAGGGGCGGCGTTGACCGAAACGCGGCCCACGGACCAGCCACAGGAGTTTGCAAAAGGCGGCCCAGTTAAGGCTGGTATCGCAGAATTTATCAAACATATGCAATGATGGAGGGATATGCTATGATAGAAGAAGAGTTTGACGAAGGAGTGGCTTTAAAAGCTGACGGTTTTGACGAGGCAATTATTGGATCTGCTGAAAGATGCGGGCTACCGATCATGGTTGCTTATGATTGGGATAAGTGTGTAGATATACTGCGGGCAAGAGATGGCATGTCTTTAGAAGAGGCAATAGAGTTCATGGATTTTAATGTAACAGGCGCATACATGGGTGAGGGCACCCCTGTATTTGTAAAGGGCATGAGCCCGCGTTGCGAATGTGAGGTTGTAAATGGTTAGACCCCCTATTTCTCTGGTAGAGAATCAAAATCCGCAGATTGATCAAGAAGAATTGATGGCAGAGGTTGAGATTGAAGCTCCGGGCAGTCTTGAAATGCCTATTGATAGCGAATTTGACATACAAATATCTGAGGACGGCGGGGCCATTGTAGACTTTGAACCGTCCACAGACATGCCTGACACTGGTTTTTACGCCAATTTAGCTGAGGAGTTGGACGACAGAACGCTTGGGGCGGTTGCAAGTGAGCTTACAAGTGACTTTGATGCTAACAAGGCAAGCAGACAGGACTGGGAAGATGCTTATGCTAACGGTTTGGAATTATTGGGATTCAATTATTCAGAAAGGTCAGAGCCGTTCAGAGGTGCGTCGGGCGTCACGCATCCGCTGTTGGCTGAAGCGGCAGTGCAGTTCCAAGCTCAAGCGTTCAATGAGTTGCTGCCAGCGGGTGGACCAGTGCGCACTGCTATTGTCGGGTCAGAAGATGCCGCAAAGTCTGACCAAGCACAGCGTGTAAAGGACTTTATGAACTTCTACATCACAAACGTGATGGAAGAATACACCCCTGAGTTTGACCAAATGCTGTTTTACTTACCTTTAGCGGGTAGTACATTTAAAAAAGTCTACTATGACGAGAGTATTGACAGGGCAGTAAGCAAATTTATAGCTGCAGAGCATTTAGTGGTGCCGTATGAAACTGCTGATTTAGAAACTTGTCCAAATATCACGCATGTCGTGCGTATGAGCTTGAATGAGTTGCGTAAAAAGCAGATAGGGGGCTTTTACAGAGACATACCTGTGCTGCCTCAACAGGCTGCTGACGACGATTTAGGGTCAGAGTTAGACCGTATCACAGGCGTAGAGCCGTCGTCCGTGGATTATGACTGTACTATGCTTGAATGTCATGTCGATTTGGACCTAGAAGGGTTCGAGGACATGGGTGAAGACGGCGAACCAACAGGAATCAAGCTTCCCTATGTAGTCACCATCTCTCAAGATAACGGACAGATACTCTCAATTCGCAGAAATTACCGTGAAGAAGACCCCAATAAGGCAAAAATCCAGTATTTTGTGCATTATAAGTTCCTTCCTGGCTTTGGGTTCTACGGACTGGGGCTAATTCACACGATTGGTGGTCTTTCACGGACAGCGACTGCAGCTTTACGGCAATTGATAGACGCAGGAACGCTCTCTAACCTTCCAGCAGGCTTCAAAGCTCGCGGCCTACGGATCAGGGACGATGATGAGCCTTTACAGCCGGGTGAATTTAGAGATGTAGACGCCCCTGGGGGTGCAATACGCGATAGTTTAATGCCTTTGCCGTTTAAGGGGCCCGATGGGACGTTGTTCAACCTTCTTGGCTTTGTTGTTGACGCGGGAAGACGATTTGCAACGATTACGGACTTGAAGGTCGGGGACGGCAACCAACAAGCGGCAGTAGGCACGACAATTGCTATGATGGAACAGGGCTCTCGTGTAATGAGCGCGGTCCATAAACGTCTTCACTACGCAATGAAGCTTGAATTTAAGCTTCTTTCAAGGGTAATGGCCGAAAGTTTGCCGCCTGTGTACCCATATTCTATTGAAGGTGTAGATTCTGCAGTCAAAGCACAAGATTTTGATGACCGCATAGACGTAATACCAGTTTCTAACCCCAATGTATTTTCTCAAGCACAACGCATTGCTCTTGCTCAAACTAAGATGCAGCTTGCGTCACAGGCTCCGCAGATACACAACATGTATGAGGTCTATCGGGATATGTACGAGGCCTTGGGTGTGCGGGATATTGATAAGTATTTGATGAACGAACAGGCTCAACAGCCTACACCAAAAGACCCTGCACAAGAAAACCAAGAAGCGTTGGACGGCAAGAAGATGCAGGCATTTCCTGGGCAGAACCATGAAGCGCACATTATGGCGCATCTTGTTATGGCAGGATCTCCACTGGTGTCTGCCAATCCGATGGTCGCTGTGAACCTTCAGAAGCATGTTTTCCAACATGTGCAGATAGATGCAGTGGAAAGAGCTATGCGTGAGTCAGGCATGGAAGGACAACCGCAGGTGCCGCCAGAAGTGCAGATGCAGATAGACGCTCTAGCTGCGGTGTATATGGCTGAGGGCATGAAAGCCGTTCAGGACTTGGGTCGCCAACTTTCTGGAGGCGGTCAGCCCGACCCTGTAGTAGCGTTGAAACAACAGGAATTGCAGCTTGATGCCCTTGCAGAGCAAAATGATAAGGAACGGGAAGAGCGTCAGCTTGACCTTAAACAGGCTCAGATGATGGATAAGTCACGTCAGTTCGACGAGCGCATTAGAAGTCAAGAAGAGCAAACAGCAGCTAGAATACAAGCTGCGTTAGAAAGAGAACGCATGAAAGATAGGAGCGTACAATGAGTGCAGTAAAGATAGTAATAAATACGCCAAAGGAAGCCCCGAAGGCTAAGCCTTTTGCAGAGATTGACGGGCAAGGTCGTGTGCCATATGGCGAAGCCAAAGAGGTGTCTGTACCGACAGCTATGGGTATTTCAAAAGTTCGCGGCATGGGCGCAGCAATTAAGGGCGGCAGCTATCATAGCTGCAAGTAAGATAAGAGGCGAAAATTTTAGCAGAACTCGCGGCTGCAAATGCGGCTTTTACGATTATCAAGAAGGCTGTCCAGAACACTGGAGACATAGCCAAAGCAGGAAAGGCTATTTCAGATTTTGTTATAGCCAAGGAAGAGCTGCAGCGAAAAGGTAACAGAAAGAAAAAATCGGGTGTTCGCTCTTCTGACTTAGAAGAGTTCATGGCTTTAGAAAGTATTCGTCAAAAAGAAGAACAACTAAAACAGATAATGATATACACAGGAAGACCGGGGCTTTGGCATGATTGGCAAAAGTTTCAAGCAGACGCTAGAAAAGAACGCAGAGTGCGGGAAGAGTTGGCGAGACGCAGAAGAGCGGAACTTGCAGAAGTCATTGGTTTGGGTGCAGCAGGTCTTTTAGTTGCTTCAATGGTTGCAGGGATGATTGCTTGGATAGCATGGTTAAAAGGGATGTTTGACTAATGAGTGCAGAAGACGTAGCAAGAAAGCTTTTAGAACTTAAAATACTGCCAAGGTTTATGATGTTGTGCATGACAGGCGTGTATATACGTTGCATTGAGTGGGCACTTTCGCAGCCGGATTTGACAACTCAGCAGGCTTCGCTAATTTCAGTCGTCACGGGGGCCATGACAGGCAGTCTGGCGGTATGGTTGAATTCTGAAAAATGAAAGAGTTTGTCCTTGTCATTTCTATGTGGGGGCACACTGGTGCTGAATGGGCATATGTTGGCAATCAAATAGTTTTACAGCAATCTTTCACACAAAAACAATGTTACCGTTTGTTACAAAAAGACATGTGGAAAGCCACTTACGATAATGAGTTTTACAAAATGAACATTCAGTGCTTTCCTAAAGATTGTGCAGGTAAAGAGGTATGTAGTGACTAATGCCAGCAAAGTTAAATGAAAACACTGAGGTTGCCTTACCGTTACGCAATATAATCAGCATGGTTGCAGCGGCTAGTCTTGCAACGTGGGCTTACTTTGGTTTGATAGAAAGATTGAATACGCTAGAAACCAATCAGACTATGATGCAGTCTGATTTAGAGCAAAATACAGAATTCCGAATAAAGTGGCCCAGGGGTGAGATGGGTAGCTTGCCAGCAGATAGCGAGCAGTTCATGCTAATAGAGCATTTAGCTACTGAGTTAGAGAAGCTACAGAACGAAATAGAAGGCGGCAAAGCCCCTTATGATCAACAACAGAAGCTAACATTAGAGTTTTATGAGAAACGAATAACTAATTTAGAAGAAAACTTAGAAAAGATGCGTAACGGTGGTTGAATTAACTTTTGTTTTATTGCTGGTCATGGGCGGGGAAAAAGTAGAATACACCCCGTACAAGTCACTTGGTGAGTGCTTGTCTGTACGCCGCAAAATAAAACGTAATGTAGGCCACACCAACAATTTTGACCAAAAGTGGTCCTGTAAGGAATTGAAAGTTATGATGTTAAATGGAGAAATTTTAGATTTCATTAAGGAGTAAACTATGTTTCAGGCTCTTATTGGCCCTATCGCATCATTGGCGGGCTCATTTGTTGAGGGGCAGGTATCCAAGCAAAAGGCGAAAGCAACTCTTGCACAAACTGAGGCAGAAGCGAAAGCTGAAATAATGAAAACCGCAGCTACCCACGACAGTAAGTGGGAGTTGATTATGGCCGAGTCTACAAAATCGTCCATTAAGGATGAAATAGTAACGGTGATTATACTAATCCCCCTAATTTTAGTTTTCATTCCTGGCATGGAGCAGATTGTTAAAAACGGTTTTGATCGTTTGAACGAATTACCCGAGTGGTATACATATCTGGTTTTTCTTACAATATCTGCAGCATTAGGCATTAAAGGAGTAGACAAGTTTAGGAAAAAATAGTAAATATCTCATATGGATGAGATAACTCTCGCACAATTTATTCTTAAACTAATTAGAGAACGCAAACAAACTATTGTGGATGTTCTTATAAATAATGAAGTTAAGGATATGGAACACTACAGACAATTGATGGGGAACATTGATGGTCTGCAATATGTTGAACAGGAACTCAAGAGCCTGCTAGAGAAACAGGAGCTAATAGATGACTGATACAGTCCAAGCTACAAAAGAAGACACTGCGTCTTCACCCTGGGTGCATCCCTCTGAACGTGTACTCGACCCTTCTAAAATTGATAAATCGCTATTGGACAGGATGCCTACCCCTACCGGGTGGCGTATATTAGTCCTCCCTTATAAAGGGAAGGGCAAAACAGAAGGAGGAATTCTTCTTCCTGACCAAATACTAGCTAATCAAGAAATATCCACACAAGTGGGGTATGTTCTTAAAGTAGGCCCTCTTGCTTACGAAGATAAAAACAAATTTCCTACAGGCACTTGGTGCAAGCAAGGGGAGTGGGTTATCTTTGCAAGATATGCGGGTTCTCGCTTTAAGATTGAAGGCGGAGAGGTCAGAATACTTAACGATGATGAAATTCTCGCTAAAATTTCTGACCCTGAAGACATTTTACACGGTTGAGGAACATTATGGAAAATCAAGAGAATAAACAAGCAGAAGAAGTTTTACCAGTTGAGCCTCGGGAAGAGGCCGTTGAGGTAGAGGTAGATGCTCCGACCTCGGAAGAGGCTGTTGAAGTTGTACAACAAGCAGCGGGGGACGATCAGCAGGAAAAACCAGTATCTGATTCTAAAAAGCGAATTGACCGTTTAACCAAACTTCGAAGAGAAGCAGAACGTCGGGAGCAAGATGCGCTTCAATACGCTCAAGGCGTAAAGAAAGAATTAGAAGAAACAAAAGCCCGCTTGCAAAATTTAGACCAGGGGTTTGTAAGAGAATTTTCAAATCGAGTTGAAGCAGAAATATCACAGGTAAAAAATGATTTGAACCAAGCACTGTCTATTGGTGACAGTAGTGCTGCGGTAGAAGCTCAAGAAAAACTAGCAAAACTTGCGGTGGCTTCTGATAAGGCAGAAAGTGCTCAAGCTCAACAAAAACGTCGGCAGGAGCAACCTGTTGAAGAAACGCCTGTGCAACAACCTGCGGCCCAACCTCGACCTGCTGATCCTAAAGCAGAGGAGTGGGCAGATAGAAATGAATGGTTTGGTTCGGATAATACCATGACATATGCCGCTTTTGGTATTCATAGACAACTTGTCGAGAAAGAAGGGTTTGACCCGAGCTCAGATGAATACTATAATGAACTAGACAGACGAATTAAGACGGAGTTTCCGCATAAGTTTGATTCAAATCAGTCACAGAGTAATCGACCTGTTCAGACGGTTGCTTCTGCATCAAGGACTGCTAATAAATCTGGACTCAAAAAGGTCAGTTTGACCCCCTCTCAAGTTGCTATTGCAAAAAAGTTAGGAGTTTCTCTTGAAGATTATGCAAGGCAAGTTGAAATACTAGGAAGGAGCTAGTGATGGCTGAAATTCAAGTTACTAAGAACGCAGGCGTTGATCGTAGCTCTCGTGCTAGTCAGACAAGGGAGAAAGAGACAAGGCGTAAGCCCTGGGCTCCCCCGTCTATGCTAGACGCACCACCTGCGCCCGATGGATACAAACATCGTTGGGTCAGGGCCGAAGTTCGTGGATTTGACGATACGAAAAATATTTCTGCTCGTCTGCGCGAAGGATACGAACTGGTCCGCCAAGATGAGTACCCAGATTTTGAGGCACCCGTCGTTGAATCAGGTAAATATGCTGGTGTGTTTGGAGTTGGCGGATTAGTTCTCGCTCGTATTCCGTTAGAAACGGTAGCCGAAAGACAAGCCTACTTTGATGGTAGGACTAAAGATCAGATGGATGCCGTGGACCACGATATGATGAGAGAAAATTCTCACTCTACTATGAGGATCGGCAACGCCGATCGTCAGTCGCGTGTAACCTTTGGTGGTCCTAAAAACTAGGACCTGATTGGAGAAAAAAAATGGCAAACCAAGATACTGCTTTTGGTCTGCGTCCAATTGGCCTTACAGGTTCAGGTGCAAACACTACTGGTGTGACTCAATATGAGATCGCATCGAACAACACCAATGCAATTTTCCAGTATTCGCCAGTGATTCCATTGGCTGCTGGTGTAATTGACATTGTTGGTGCGGCAAACGGTGGTACAGTTCCTGCTCTTGGGGTCTTTATGGGCGTTGAGTACGTAGATAGTTCTACAAAAAAGACTGTCTTTAAGAACTTCTGGCCTGGGTCCAACAACGTCAGTGTAGACACAAACTTTCCTGTGAAAGCTTTTGTTGCTGACAACCCAAATCAGTTGTTTATGATTGCTGCGGACGGCAGTTCAACAGATCGTGCGACAGCTTTGTCAAACATCTTTGCAAACGTGTCTTTAGCAAACGGAGCCTCTGGTTCAACGAACAATGGCCGTTCAACTGCTGAAATGGATATTTCAACAGTAGCAGTCACAGCAACCTTATTCATGCGTATAGTCGGCCTTTCAGGCGATGAGGCTAACCTTGATTTTGACGCTGCGGGTGTGAATTACATAGTTCGATTTAACTTCCACCACAACGCGCCTGTTGCGGCTTCGGCTTCACAGACCACGTCGTTGTCAACTGGCATATAAGGGGGACATAGATAATGGCTATTTCTCGCGCACAACTAGCTAAAGAGCTAGAGCCAGGTTTGAACGCACTGTTCGGTCTGGAGTACAACCGCTACGAAAACGAACACACAGAGATTTTTGAAGAAGAAACCTCTGATAGAGCGTTCGAAGAAGAGGTAATGCTTGGTGGTTTTACCACAGCACCCGTCAAAGGTGAGGGTTCTGCCATCACTTTTGATGATGCACAAGAGACATATACCGCACGTTATACACATGAAACTATCGCTCTTGCGTTCTCTATTACTGAGGAAGCAATCGAAGATAATTTGTATGATCGTTTGGCGTCTCGTTACACCAAGGCTTTGGCTCGCTCAATGGCACAAACCAAGCAAATCAAAGCAGCTTCTATTCTAAACAATGCGTTTAGCACTGGAAGCCCTGTTGGTGATGGTGCAGCTTTGTGTTCAGCGGCTCACCCTTCTTTGTCAGGCAATCAGCGTAACTTGCTTTCAACTGCGGCAGACCTCAATGAGACTTCTCTTGAGCAAATGCTTATTGATATTGCAGGTTTTACTGATGAGCGTGGTTTAAAAGTTGCTGTACGCGGCACTAAATTGATTATTCCAAAGGAACTTCAGTTTATTGCAGAGCGTGTTATCAACTCAAATCTTCGTTCGGGTACTGCGGACAATGATGCAAATGCAATGAAGAACATGGGTATGATTCCAGAAGGGGCAGTGGTCAATCACTTCCTGACTGATACTGATGCATTCTTCATTAAGACTGATGCTCCAAACGGCTTCAAGTTCTTTAACCGTGCACCAATCAAGACCGCCATGGAAGGTGATTTTGACACAGGTAATATGCGGTTCAAGGCTCGTGAGCGTTACAGCTTCGGTGTTTCTGATTGGCGTTGTGTATTCGGTACTCCGGGTGCATAAAAAAATCAGTTTTCTTGACGGAAAAGGGCGACTTCACAGTCGCCCTTTTTTATTGTAATATAAACCATCCCTGACAACCGCATGGGGTGGTTGACACTAGCCACGACAGGAGAAAACCATGGCTAATACTACTTTTAACGGTCCAGTCCGTTCCGAAAACGGGTTCAAAACAATCATTAAAAACTCCACCACTGGTGGACTTACAAATGAGATGGTTCTTTCAACTTACAGCACCTCTATAACAGTTGCTGCTACGGGGACATCTCATAAAGAGTCTTCAATTGGAATTCCTTCAAACTTCATCCCTATGGGTGTTGCTGTTACAGTAACAAGCGCGGCAGCAAATGCTGTAAACTTGGTTGACATTGGTACAGATGCTGATACAGACGGTTTTGTTGACGGTATTTCTGAGGCAATTAATTCAACCGGATTTAAAGGTTTCTTCCCGTGTAACGGTGTATTAGGTATGTCCGGTGGTTCAACTACAGCAGCGACAGAGACAGCCGACGAAGTTGAGTTGATTGTTTCTGGAACAGCCGGTGCAGGTGGAGTAATTGCATTAAAGTTCTTCGGCCTTTCATCTGACTCACCAACAGCCTAATAGGAGGCTGAAATGTCTGACTCTGATGTAAGATCTAAACGGGTAACGGCTACGGGCTCTCTAAGTGTAGGTCCAGCACGTATCCGTCAGATACAGTTGAAAACAGGCTCTGGAACTCCCAGACTTACCATCACTGATGGTAACGGCGGGTCTACCGTGCTAGATCTTGATTTCAACGCATCTGATACACACTCAGTAAACATACCGTCTAATGGCATACGGGTCAGTGATATACATATATCTGTGTTGACCAATATTACTGCTGCAACGGTATTTTTTAATTAAGGTAAAAAATGGCTCCTCGTAAAGCTAAAATGCCTGCTCGTAACAAAAAGAATTTCCGCCCCGCATCAAAAGGGGCGGGAATGACTAAGGCCGGTGTTGCTGCTTACAGGAAAGCAAATCCCGGTTCTAAACTAAAAACCGCTGTAACAGGTAAAGTTAAAAAGGGGTCTAAAGACGCAAAACGTCGCGCATCGTATTGTAGCCGTTCAAAAGGTCAGATGAAGATGCATAACATTAATTGTAAAAAGACTCCTAAAAAACGTATTTGCGCGGCACGTAAACGATGGAAATGTTGATATGCAGGCAGAGGATGTATTAAAGTTGCTTGAGAAGCATGAAGAAGAATGTAATCGGCGGTACGCTGAGATACAAAAGCAGCTAGATAAGCTAGATATGCGCTTATGGGGTATAGCTGTTCTTATTGTTGCCGCGGCTGTAGCACAAAGGATGTTTTAGATGGGTAGCGTAGTTAGATTAGGTGCAGGTGCTTGTCCTGTCCCGTCTCGCTCTTCAAAAGGCGTAGTTCGCATGAAGAAGGGCGGAAAAGTAAAAAGTGGTGGGAAGATTTGTCCGGAAGGAAAAGCTTGGGCAAAACGTACTTTTGATACATATCCAAGCGCATATGCAAATCTTGCCGCATCAAAGTATTGTAAAGACCCCAACTATGCTAAAAAATCAAAAGGTGGTAAAAGGAAGGGCAAATGACTATTACAAAAACCAAAAGAAAAAAGGTTCGTAAAGTTATTAAAGGCTTGAAAAAAGCGTCTAAATTACACGCTGGTCAGGCAAAAACTTTAAAATCTGTTTTAGGTAAAAAGAAGAGTTCTTAATGGGACAACTTAAACAGTGGTTGAAACAAGATTGGGTAAGGATTGGATCAGATGGCTCTATCAAAGGCCCGTGTGGTACTTCAAAAGATAAACGTAACCCGGACCGTTGTCTTCCTAGATCTAAAGCTAATAGCTTGTCGAAAAGTGAAAGAGCTTCGACAGCTCGCAAGAAAAAAAGCGCAGGATCTAAAGGAAAAACTACAGTCGCTAATACAAAAGCTGCGAAAGTAACGGGTTTAAAAAACGGTGGGGCTGTAACAAGGCCTAAAAGGCCGTTTAGGGGTAAGAGAATTGCGGGAACGGCAGTCGCGCGAGGATGTGGCGCGGTCATGGCTAACCGTAGAAAACGAACCAAAGGTTCAGTAAGTCAAGCATAGGAGCTAAAAATGGCAAAAGAATTTATGACAATGGATGAGTATTCCGCCACTCTTGTTGGCGGCAATATGCGGTCTAAGGGCATGGCTAAAGGTGGCAAAGTTGGCATGAAGAAAAAAGGCTACGCCAAAGGTGGTGCTGTCGGCATGAAAAAGAAGGGCATGGCTAAAGGCGGTAAAGTCCAAAAGATGGCCGGTGGCGGCATGATGAAGAAAAAAGGCTACGCCAAAGGCGGTAAAGTCCAAAAGATGGCCGGTGGCGGCATGATGAAGAAGAAGGGCATGGCTAAGGGCGGTAAGGTAAAGTAATTTGCCTTATTTACAAAGCAACATACCGCACTTTAAATGTTGGGTGCGAAGAGAGTACACGTGCAACCATTCAAATTATCATGGCGAGTTTTTACACGCTATGGCGATTGCCGTTACAACCATGCCAAGTCGTTGTTTGAGCTTTCAAATGATATTTACTGGTTGCGAAACAGACGGGACGGATAATCCTAATGTGCACGGGGGTGCAATGTGGGCTCGTATGCCCATAACTGCTCTTGTAGCGGATACCCCCTTGGAGGAGTGGCCGGAACCTATGCCGGTCCATCTCGCTCAGCCTTGGGATTGTATGTCACATACTCACGCTGTTTATCGACTAGACCGAGCGCATCCTTGTCCGTGGTTGGCTAAAATAGGACCGAATTTCTTTCCTGCAAAGTATTACTTTACTGTAGATTATACAGAAAGTGAGATTGCTGACGACCCTGCACAACATAAACAAAGTCACGTGTTGGAGTTGTTAGATGCAGGAGAATGGACAGGAAACATAGTGGCCTTGCCAAACAATCGCGTTCGTGTCACGCATCCGGCATGGTTTGAAACAGGAGACGGCGCACCCGACTTTTTGCCCTCTCAGCATATACACTATTCAAAATCAGATTTAGACTATACAATGGACGTAAATCAGATATTTGATAACTTGTACGCGAAAGATGAGTGATGACAACTTCTGGCAGTAAAAACTTTGAACTTGATGTATCGGACTATATCGAAGAGGCTTTTGAGCGGTGCGGCTTAGAGGTTAGAACTGGTTATGACTTAAAAACCGCACGGCGTTCTCTTAACTTAATGCTGGCAGAATGGGCAAATAGAGGTTTAAACCAGTGGACAATTAAACAGCGCACAGTTTCAATGGTTTCTAGCACAGGTAATTATACGTTAGACGCGGACATTATTGATATTCTTTCTGTTGTCGTTCGTCGTGGTTCCACAGATTTTCCTTTAGATCGGATTAGCCGAGACACTTACTTATCTATTCCAACTAAGACGACAGATGGACGGCCCAATCAATTCTTCTTAGACAGACAAGTAACTCCTGTTTTAAAGGTTTGGCCCGTGCCTGATAATAGCACTGATGTAATTCACTTTGACGCTTTAGTTCGCATGGATGATGCGGATACACAAGTGAACACATTAGATATGCCTTTTCGGTTTTACCCCTGTTTGGCGGCAGGTCTTTCTTACTACATCTCTATAAAAAGAGCCCCTAATCGTGTCCAGCTACTAAAAGCAATGTATGAAGAGGAGATGGAACGAGCATTGACAGAAGACAGAGACAGAGCTTCTTTCAATGTTACGCCCCAATACGAATATTTTAGGGTGAACTAATGGCTCGTTTTGCTACAGGAAAAAACTCTTACGCTATATCAGATCGTTCCGGGTTACGGTATCGGTATAAAGATATGCGTAAAGAGTGGAACGGTCTGTTAGTTGGTAAAGATGAATATGAACCAAAACATCCTCAATTGGAGCCTTACACTCGAATTTCTGACGCGATTGGCCTAAAAGATGCTAGACCTGCAAGAAAAGAACCTTACGTAGTTTATGTTGGCATACCCACAGTAGAAGATTCAAACCCTGTGCAAATAAAAGCAACAGGGTCTGTTGGAATTGTTTCTCTTGGAGGTGACGTTGTTACGCCAATACAATTAACAGGCGTATCTTCTACCAGCGCACTTGGATCTGTAACAATATCAGCGTCAACATCGGCATCGACCTTTGACTCGACAAGTGTTACACTTGACGCAACAAATAAGACTTTTGACGAGGCTTAAATGGCAAAACAAACAGTAGGAATTGGATCAAGCGCAAACGATGGCACTGGCGATACTCTTCGTGCTGGCGCGGATAAGATTAATGACAATTTTAATGAGATTTATGCAGCGTTAGGAAACAGTTCTAGCGTTCTAACTGATATCATAGATGCAAACGGTCTTTTAGATGTTAGTTCTGGAGCAAACAAAATTGTTTTTTACTACGCTGCTTTGAGTGATTTGCCTAGCGCATCAACATATCATGGTGCGATTGCTCATGTTCATGCGACAGGTGGTTTGTATTTTGCTCATGGTGGGGCTTGGCTTAGATTAAATGATGAAACAACAGGTCCAGTGACTAAATATGTAGCTGGAACAAACGGTTCGAGTGCTTTTACATTTACAGGTCCGGGAGCCACTTCTGGTGACAACCCAAACTTTACCTTCTACAAAGGTCATACATACCTTATTGACAATACCGCAAACGTAAGCAGTCATCCTTTGCAGATTAGGACATCTAACGGGGGCTCTGCTTTTACAACAGGGGTTACAGAAAACTTTAATAGCACAACAGGTTTGACTCAGTTTATCGTGCCACATGAACCAAGCGATACATCATTAGTGTATCAATGCACTAATCATAGCAGCATGGTCGGAAACATAACAATAGTATAAAAAATGACATATACACACACCACTTTAAAAACGGCTATTCAAGACTACACCGAAAACAGCGAAACCACGTTTGTTAACAATCTTGATAACTTTATAAGAAATACAGAAGAACGTTTGTTAAAGCTTGTTGACCTTGATTTCTTTAGAAAAAATGCTACTGCCGCAACCAGTTCTGGAAATAAGTTCTTAGCCGTTCCTTCCGATTATCTGTCTTCTTTTTCTTTATCTCTGATAAAAAATAACGAAAACATCTTTCTTCTCCAAAAAGATGTAAATTTTCTGCAAGAACACACTCCAAATCCTGCCACTACGGGCACTCCAAAATATTATGGTTTGTTTGACGTAAACAACTTTATATTAGCTCCTACACCGGACGATACCTACACTTGCGAGTTACACTATTACTATAGACCCGCTTCTATAACCGGAACTAGCGGAACATCTTGGTTTGGGGAAAATGCACCAGACGTCTTGCTTTATGGGTGTCTTGTTGATGCTTATATATTTATGAAGGGAGACCCTACATTATCTCAGGAATATGAAAAAAGGTTTGTCGAGGCCGCAACACGATTAAAACTTTACGCAGAGGGTGTAGAAAACACAGATGCTTACAGAGAGGGCTTAACAAGAGTTCAAAAACAATGAAAAAAACTTTAGAGGGTAAGGAGATAGCTATCGTAGCAATGGGCGGTAGCTTTAGTGATTACGTTTTACACAGAATAAATTCAAAAACATTTGACGAAGTTTGGGGCATAAACAGCATAGGAGCAGTGCTTCATGTTGATCGCACCTTTATGATGGATCCCGCTGAAAGGTTTTTAGATGATGTAAAGGCAGGGTTGCAAACAGGGGTTGCTAGAGATTTTTTACTTGATATGCCTAACAAGGGACCTATTTACTCCTGCGCTTTAGACGAGAGGGTTCCGGAGATAGTTGAATACCCCTTAGAAGACGTTATTAACGATGTTTCTTTTTGTTATTTTAACAATACCGTTGCATATGCTTTAGCTTTTGCAATTTATTCAAAAGTCTCAAAGCTTTATTTGTACGGAATAGATTTTA